GGGTGATGAGCATGTTCTGGGGCTGACCAGCGAACACTTCACGTTCCTCAGTGTCAAGGTAGGCGTAGTTGGTGAAAACATCCCACTTGTCAGTAGCCGCCGCGGAGCCCCAAGTGATACGGAGCTCAACATCGTGGTACTGGAGGGAGATGAGAGGGATGGCGGTCTGCCAGTTTTCACAGAAAGCAAACCTGAGGGGGTAGAACCTGTAGGCTGTACCACCGTTGACCAGATCAGCCGAAGGTGATTTGGAAGCACTGGTCGCAGAAAGACGGGGTGCAACCAGGGTGGAGTAGGTGGAATCCTGTTCATCAATCACCTGACCACCGACAAGGAGTTCAACCTTGGCAATTTTTGTCAACCAATCGGCTTGACTGTAAGGCATGGTCTTGACACCATTATTGGGGACGAGATAGACATATCCGAGCATATCACCCTTGCGCTCGAAGCGGACGGTGGACATACCACCATTCGCGACATTGCCTTGAATGACCTGACGCTCGACAGTTTGGGAAAAGTTTGTATGACGTTTGTAGGTGGACCTGAAGAAACTGACCTCGGGCTGACCAACAAGGTGGACATCCTGGGCACCGACAGCAACGAGTTGGGCAATACCACCAGACATTTTATAATATAGTGAGACTTTATTTTTAAGCTTGGGGAAATCAAAATGATTGATACGAGACTTTAGAAACTCTGTTCAGTTTGTAAAGTTTGGGAACATATATTTTTCAATTAGAATTATGATGGAGTTGGAACTGTGGGCCACACGACATCCTTGAGGTTTCCATCTTCGTCGAGTGTTGGACGGGCCGTCGTGGGGAGATTTCGGAGAGCTAGGCGGTAGTCTATCCAGTTCTGGATATCCAGTTCGAGAAGGTGAGGGTAATCTCGGGTCACGTACTTGTCACTCTGGTCGAGGAGAGCGTTCCTCTGCTCACGCATTTTCTTGATCGCCTCGACATTCGTGAGTTTGTAGACCAATTCTTCATATATATCGTAACTAGGTTTTTCAAGATGCACGTCCTCGAAAACAACACTCTCCCATGTAGTACCGTCAGACGTATAAGGTGTACCTGGAGCGAATTGTTCAAGTGCTTGGGTGAGCATATACTCTACCCCGGTATTAATTTTGCGTTATAATAATTGAACCATGTATATCGGTGTGAGTACCTGAGAACGTACGAGTTGTAACGGTGACGCCACCCGTGCCGTTGGGCATGATATAGGATGTACCACCAATTGTATTACCAGATAGATAAGAGGTTGCGGCACGTCCTCCAGAGGCTCCCGCACCTCCACCACTGCATTCCCCTCCATTCGACCCCCCACCACCAAAACCACCTGGGCTCTGATAGGCGGTGTAGTGGGTTGCGTGAGACGGATTCCCCCCTAAGGCTCCATTTGAGGGCTTTAAACCATAATAATAAGTGGTTTGGTAGCTCCCCGAACCGTCAACTGTCCACCCAGCCCCACCACCTGCGCTTCGATCGCCTGACGCCCCACCACTACCTAAAGTTCCCTGACCGTCACCGACGGCGTGCCCACCCTGGTTGGTCGAAGTAACATAATTAGCAGCCCCAGAACCACCGCCACCACCTGCAACCAGGTATACATCATTATTGGATGTGAATGCACCAGGTTTGAGAACCCAAGAAGCACCCCCACCCCCAGTACCAGAGGCCCAGTGTTGTCCACGGGCTGGAGACTGCGCAACAATCAAAACTACTGTTGCCCCTTTCGTCAAAGCAAATGTTGCCTTTACAGTTGCACCATTACCTGGTGCAACTGCTGTATTATTTGAATTATATGTACTACCGGTATACCTGTACCCCCCTTGTGCCCCCTTTGCTTCAATCGTGTACGTTCCAGTCGAAGGAACAGTCCATAGCTGGAACCCCTGTTTTCCCGATACCTGATTAAAGCTGGTTGATGTCTGCCACCAACCGGTAGCACCATATGCAGTTTTTGTGGCTGCGAGGTCAGGACCATCCCTCCCATAAAGCCCCGTATTTGTGAATGTAAACGGATTTGGACTAAAGGTGTACGCATCACTATTCCATACAATATTGATTGCCCTATCTGTGAACTGTCCACTACCAATATCGGTCAATCGGAATGTTACACTCGTCGTACCCGTGGCGGCCGACTCCGTGATAGTACCTGTTATCGCACCAGCCTCGGTAAGAGTAAGACCCGCAGGTAAGGAGGCACTCGAAGGTGCTACCTCGAACTTCCTATTGGTACCACCAGCACCATCTGTACCTACGAGTGTTTGTGTCGTGGTACTTTCAGTAGTGAAGGTCAGGTCCGCACCAGCCGCGGTGGTCCACCCAACCGCCAACCCAATAAGGGGGGTAGTACTGGTCCCACTCAGACCCGAGGTGCTGTTAACTCTAATTTTATACGGTTGATTTGCGATGGTGTAGGCACCGGTCGCCCCGAGTGCCCCCATCTTAAAAGTCACTTGGGTCCCAGCAGCGTTTGGTGTCGTCGTATTGAAAACACTGTATAGGGTTCCATCAGCACCTTCCAATTGGACCGTCGATCCAGGGATAATACCTGAACCCGTAGCAGTGAATACTTGGGTTGATGAATCAAAAATCTGGTTCGAGGCGTAGTCGAAGATATAGGCGGCCCCTTTGCCGACGCCGTTTTCGTGTTCCCCCACGATAACCCTCGTCCCGTCCAAGTTAATGGCAACACCGCTACCGAAATATGCCCCTGTCGCTCTCGAGGTTGGCACAATCTTCAAACCCGAATCCCACGACCCACTACTGTAGGTGAAGATATGGGCGGCACCCCTGCGCGCATAGTCCTGGTACTCACCCACGATAATCTTCGTCCCGTCAGAGTTCATGGAGACGCCACCCATTCCGAATTGGGCGTCTGCACCAGTGACGGCTGCCGTCAGCTTCACTTCTTGAACCCACGACGATCCATTGTAGGTGAAGATATAGACGGAACCGCTGTCGTAGGTGCTCGAATGATCCGTAGGTGCCCCGATGAGAACCTTCGTTCCGTCCCCGGATATGGAGACGGTCTGACCAAGGTAGTCCCCCGCCACTACGTCCGAAGGAGGAGAAATCTTCGTACCCGTATCCCACGACCCACTACTGAAGTTGAAGACATAGGCCATACCGATGGCATAGTTCCCCGCCTCTCGTGCCCCAACTATAACCCTCGTCCCGTCCGAGCTCATGGAGACGCCCTCACCGAACCAGTCACCCGCCTGTGCATCCGATGCCACAAGCTTTGCTTGTTGAGTCCAATACCCACCACTGAAGTTGAAGACATAGGCGGCCCCGGCGTTGCCACCACCCGCGTCCTCCCAGAACGCCCCCGCGATAACCCTCGTTCCGTCCGAGTTCATGGAGACGCTCTGACCGAACTGGTCACTCGACTGCTTATCTGATGCCAGAAGCGTCGAACCTTCTTTAACCCACGACGTTCCATTGTAGGCGAAGATATAGGCGGCACCCCAACCACCTTGAGCCTGCGCCCCGATGACAACCTTCGTCCCGTCCGAGTTCATACCGACACTTACACCGAAGCTCGCGTTCGTACCTGACTGGTCCGCTGCCAGAATCTTCGCTGTTTGGGACCAAGACCCATCACTGAGGGTGTATATGTAGGCGGCACCGCGGTGACCACTACCAGTCGACGCCTCCTCCGCAAACGACCCCACGATAACCTTCGTCCCGTCCCCAGAGATGGCGAGTCTGTAACCGTAGAGGTCACCATTCGCTCCGTCATCTGCCACAATCCGCGTGCCACCAGTCATATGCGGACCGACGTCGGTACCCGCCCATCCAGCCAACACTCCCCCACTAGTAAGTGTAGTTGTTGGTGAAACACCAGTGACCGCAGGTGGTTGGGCGATGGGAGCCCACCCCGCCTCCAGGTACGATTCCATAAACCCAATTGTGGAATTATAACGGATCATACCTGTCGTAGGGTTCGATGGTCTCTGTGCTGTAGTACCAACACCTAGACCCACACCTCCGGTTCCGGTCACCACAAGGTCTGTAGACTCAATATGACCTGAAACCACCAATTCAGCCGTCGGTGAAATGCTCACACCAGCACCCATACCGCTATGGGCCGTACAGTAATAGTACAGTGTTGTAGGGGCACCTACAGGAACAAAAAACGTTCGTTTCTCACTACTCGCGTACGTACCTGTAGTTGTTATACCTGTCGTGTAGGGTGTTCCATTAGTAGTTCCATCATTTGAATTTGATTCCGAAAATATAAAAGGGTTACCTGAAAGAGTCGAACTAGATAGGTCGAAAATATAGGTTTGCTGTTGGTGTAGTTCCAATGATGCCTGGAGGTACCCGTCGATATAGTATTTATTACCACCACTAGCATCCGAGACCGTAACAACGAATGTCTTTGTCGTACCCAATGTCATAGCGTTACTCACAGTGGATGTAGGACAGGTGACACTTCCTGGAAATGTTGTACTATTCGTCATGGGCCAACTTGTTATTATAACTCGATACTTTTTTTAACAGTATGTGACACTCTTAAAAAAATGGTTTTATAAAATGTTTAGAAACTTAGAGTTGGAACAGTGGGCCACACGACATCTTTGAGTTTTCCATCTTCATCGAGTGTTGGACGGGCCGTCGTTGGGAGATTTCTGAGGGCCTGGCGGTAGTCTACCCAATTATGGATATCCAGTTCGAGACGGTGAGGGTAATCTATAATCACATACTTGTCACTCTGGTCGAGGAGAGCGTTCCTCTCCTCACGCATTTTCTTGATCGCCTCGACATTCGTGAGTTTGTAGAGTGCGTATTCGTACGCCTCATCATCGGGTTTTACTATACCGTCTATATCTTCACCTACAGTAGTGGGTTTTTCAAAAACGACACTATCCCACGTGGTTCCATCCGACGTATAAGGTTCACCCGGAAACATATGTTCTAATACTTGGGTCAGCATATACTCTACCCCTATATTAATTTTGCGTTATGATAACTTTACCCTGCGTCCGGCCCATGGTTGTGCCCGTCAACGCGGTGGTATATTGTCCATATGTAGTGTTTGTGCCATTATTCCTCGAGGAACCACCATGACCAGGACGACCATTGTAGGTAGTGGATGCACTACCACCAACATACCCACCACCACCACCACCCGCATGTGCCCCAGACCCACCACCACCACCAAATCCACCTACGTTGTTGTAGCTGGTGGCGTTGTACCCGTGGTTCCCCCCGGTCGCACCCACGTATGGTCTCAGACCTTTGGATTGACCTGGGGTACCCGCCCCTATACCATCTATACCGTATGACGCCCCACCCCCAGAGTCCCACTGTCCCGATGCCGCCCCCACCCATGATGTAACAAGAGAAGCTTGTGCAGCGGGTGCATGAGCACCAGGCAAAGGTAACAACGGCTGGTTCCAATATGGGGAGATACCTCCACCACCACCCGCGACAAGGTATAAACTAGATGCCGTGGCTGCCGAACCACCATAATCCTCCTTGAGAACCCATGAAGCACCCCCACCACCAGCAGCGTTCGCGTTACTCGTGCCCCCGGTTGTGTCATTTTGACCGACAATAATACATAATTTTTCCCCTTTCGTCAAAGAAAAGTCGCCTTGAGTCCAGGCGCCCCACCCGGTGGAACGGGTGGCGTCCGAGGTCTGCATCCCCGCAGACGCCCCATATGCCTTGATTGTATACGTTCCAGTTTCAGGGACAGTCCATAGCTGGAACCCTTGTTTACCTGATATTTCGTTAAACCACGCAGTATTTTGTTCCCATATCTCGGAAGCATATGCAGCTTTCATTTGGGTGAAAGTAGGACCATATCGACCCGTCGCGAGGCAGTTCGTGAACGTATGTGAGCTAAAGGTGAAGAGTGCTGCACTCCCCACGATATTGATTGCCCTATCTATGAACAGTCCACTACCATTATCAGTCAATCGGAATGTTACACTCGTCGTACCCACCGCCCCGATAGTACCTGTTATCGCACCCGTACTCCCGGTAAGAGTAAGACCCGCAGGTAAGGCGGTACTCGAAGGTGCTACAGAGAATGTCCTACTGGTACCACCACCACCGTCTGTACCTGCGAGTGTGTTTGTCGTGGACGCGCTAGTATCGAAGGTCAGGTTCGCGCCAGCCGCAGTGGTCCACCCAACCGCAAACCCAATCGTAGCAGTACTGGTCGCAACCAGACCCGATTTGGCGTTAACTCTAATTTTATACGGTTGATTTGCGACGGTGAAGAAACCGCTCGCCGGTCCAGATTTTCGTCCAATGTCTGTGTAGGCCGACCCGTCATAATAATACCACCTACCGTACGCACCAGAGGCATCAGTAACTTCTGCAGAGGTCGGGAGCCTAACACCAGTTGGTGTAGGCAGGCCCCCGGACGCCACGGCTCCCACATAATTAGTGGCCATGTCGTAAAGCTTCCAACGAAGAGCACCATCAAAGGCGAGAGAAAACCTATTCACACTGGAATTAATTGCCTGTGCCTCAGCCTGTGATAAAATAGGCTCCCCCATCTTAAAAGTCACCTGGGTCCCGGCAGCGTTTGGTGTCGTATCGAAAACACTGTATAGGGTTCCATCAGCACCTTCGAGTTGTACCGTCGATCCACTACCGATACCTGAACCCGTAGCCGTGAATACCTGGGTTGATGTATCAAAAACAAAGCCGGAGTCGGTTACTGAGTTGAGGTCGAAGATATAGGCGGCACCGGCAGTGGTCCCTCGCGTGTCCTCTCCATACGCCCCCACGATAGCCTTCAACCCGTTCCCGCTCATGGCGACGTGGTAGCCAAACATGTCAGTCGCCTGCTTATCCGATGCTACAATCTTCTGTTCTTGAACCCACGACGTTCCATTGTAGGTGAAGACATAGGCGGAACCAGCGTTGCTGATGTTATTAGGGTCCTCATACCGCGCCCCCACGAGAACCTTCGTCCCGTCCGAGCTCATGGAGACACTATAGCCGAAATGGTCACTCGCCTGTATATCATCTGACTGTAACATCACCTCTGACCCCCAAGACCCACCACTGTAGGTGTATATGTAGACTTTACCGGAGTTGCTACCAGCCGTCTCGTTGCTGTCCGCCCCTATGATAACCTTCGTCCCGTCCGAACTTATGGAGACGCTCCTACCGAAGTAGTCATGATGATCTCCGTCCGATGCCTGAAACTTTGCTTGTTGAGACCACGACGATCCATCGTAGGTGAAGACATAGGCGGCACCGGCGGCGCTGCTGCCGCTGCTGTTATCACTATAATACGCCCCCACGATAGCCTTCGTCCCGTCCGGGGAGAGTTGGAGCCCTTCGGATCCGAATTTGCCACTCGCCACTGCAACATCTGGAAAAATCTTTGCTTGTTGAGACCAAGACCCACCACTGTAGGTGAAGATATAGGCAGCACCGGAGTCGGAGGCACCCGTGTCCTCCCTCTGCGCCCCCACGAGAACCTTCGTCCCGTCCGAGTTCATGGAGACACCCTGGCCGAAGTCGTCACTCTGCTGTGCATCCTCGGCCTTAATCATCGTACCCGTATCCCACGACCCACTACTATAGGTGAAGATATAGGCGGCACCAGAGTCGCCAGCACCCGTCGAACTGGATTGATTGGCGGTGCTATCCTCCGAGGGTGCCCCCACGATAACCTTCGTCCCGTCCCCAGAGATGGAGACGCTGTAGCCAAAATAGTCATTCGTGGACCGGTTCGGTGCCACAAGCTTCTCTTGGGACCAAGATCCACCACTGTAGGTAAAGATATAGACGGCCCCGTAGTTTTGCGGGGCCTCATTACGCGCCCCCGCGATAACCTTCGTCCCGTCAGCGCTCATGGAGACGCTCCAGCCGAACTGCTCACCCGCCAGTCCGTTCGATGCCGTAATCTTCGTACCCGTGTCCCATCCAGTCGTAGACCCACCACTAGTAAGTGTAGTTATTGGTGAAACACCAGTGACCGTAGGTTGTTGGGCGATGGGAGCCCACCCCGTCCCCAGGTACGATTCCATAAACCCAATTGTAGAATTATAACGGATCATACCTGTCGTAGGGTTTGATGGTCTCTGTGCTGTAGTACCAACACTTATACCCACACCTCCGGTTCCGGTCACCACAAATCCTTTAGACTCAACACGACCTGAAACCACCAATTCAGCCGTCGCTGAGATGCTCACACTAGCACCCATACCGCTATGGGCCGTACAGTAATAGTACAGTGTTGTAGGGGCACCAGCGGGGACTATAAATGTTCGTGTCTGATTACTCGCATATGTACCCGTACTTGTTATACCTGTCGTGTAATACGGATCTGAATTAGTCGTTCCATCATTTGAATTTGAGGAATCGAATACAAATGGGTGACCTGAAAGAGTCGAACTAGATAGGTCGAAAATATAGGTTTGGCCTTGGTGGAGTTCCAAGACTGGTTGGAGGTATCCATCGATATAGTATTTATTACCACCACTGGCATTCGTCATCGTAACAACGAATGTCTTGGTCGTACCCAATGTCATAGCGTTACTCATAGTCGACGTGGGACATGATACACTTCCTGGAAATGTTGTACTAATCGTCATCTATTATAACTCGATACTTTTTTTAACAGTATGGGACACTCTTAAAAAAATGGTTTTATAAAATGTTTAGAAACTTAGAGTTGGAACGGTGGGCCACTCAACGTCCTTGAGTTTTCCATCTTCGTCGAGTGTTGGACGGGCCGTCGTTGGGAGATTTCTGAGGGCCTGGCGGTAGTCTATCCAATTCTGGATATCCAGTTCGAAATGGTGTGGGTAATCTCGGGACACGTACTTGTCACTCTGGTCGAGGAGAGCGTTCCGCTCCTCCCTAAACTTTTTGATAGCATCAGCGTTCGTGAGTTTGTAGAGTGTATATTCATAAATGGTATTATCAACGGGTTTTGCTATATTTTCAAAAACGACACTATCCCACGTGGTACTGTCGGAAGTATAAGGTTCACCCGGAAATATTTTTTCTAATACTTGGGCGAGCATATATACTTTACCTTGATGTTTTTATTAGAATGTTCCTGGGGCTTGTATATACACCGAACCTTCATAGGCTGTGTGAGTACCGGTAAAGGTACGGTTTGTTGCGGTTGTGATGATATAGGATGTACCACCATAACTACTGGTATTATGTGACGACGAACCCGCCCCACCAGTGGCTCCTGCACCCCCACCGCTATGGTCGGCACCATTCCCACCACCACCACCAAAACCACCGGTAGACTCGTAGCCGGCGGTTACATACCCAGAGGCCCCACCCATAGCCCCAGCGGCGGGTCTTATACCCGGACTGTTGCCATTTCCAAAACTCATACTCGCAATCCCATTCCCAGTCCATCCAGCCCCACCAGCAGCAGCAGTACCAGCAGCAGCACCACCACCCCCTAAAATACCCTGTGACGCCCCGTTAGCATGCCCACCATTCATATTATTCTGAGTAGGGGTACCCGCCCCACCACCACCACCAGCAACCATATATACCTGATCGCTCACAGTAGTAAAGTTTTCCTTGAGAATCCAGGTAGCACCACCACCACCACCACCAGAATTGGATTTATTACTACCTGTCGGGAACTCACCAGCCTGTCCCACAATAATGACTATTTTCGTTCCCATTGTGAAAGCAATGTCCGTGCGGATATTGGCCCCGTTCCCGGGAGAGTTGCTATATGACCCGTTCCCGGCAGTCCTCGCACCTTGCCCCCCCTTCGCAGTGATACGATACGTTCCGGTCTTAGGAACGGTCCAGAGCTGGAACCCTTGTTTACCGGATACTTGGTTAAACCACGCAGTAGTGTTATACCATACCGTTGAATTATATGCAGTTTTCATTTGGTCGAACGTAGGTCCGAGTCGTACATCACCAAGAGCCCGTGTGAACGTATGTGAGGTAAAGGCGAAGAGGTCTGCACTCCCCACGATATTGATTGCTCTATCTGTGAACTGTCCACTACCATTATCGGTTAATCGGAATGTTACACTCGTCGTACCCGCCGCCGCGATAGTACCTGTTATCACACCCCCGGCGGTCACCGGTTGGAGGCCTGATGGTAAGGCGGTACTCGAAGGTGCTACAGAGAATGTCCTATTGGTACCACCAGCACCATCTGTACCTGCGAGTGTTTGTGTCGTGGATCCGTTAATATTGAAGGTCAGGGTCGCACCAGCCGCGGGTGAGGTCCACCCAACCGCAAACCCAATAAGGGGGGTAGTACTGGTCCCACTCAGACCCGAGGTGCTGTTAACTCTAATTTTATACGGTTGTTGTGCCACGGCATAGCCACCGGTCGCCCCGAGTGCCCCCATCTTAAAAGTCACTTGGGTCCCGGCAGCGTTTGGTGTCGTCGTATTGAAAACACTGTATAGGGTTCCATCAGCACCTTCGAGTTGTACCGTCGATCCAGGGATAATACCTGAACCCGTAGCCGTGAATACTTGGGTTGCTGAATCAATTACTATAGGACTGAAGACACCTGGCACTGTAAACATAGCACCCCGGTCAGTTCCTCCGGTATCCCTACCGTACGCACCAGCGACAATCATCGTCCCATCTGACGATATACCGACACAATGACCAAAGGTGTCGTGGGCCACAGGGTTTACGAGGCCCCACCCCGTTATCTCTTGTATTTGGGTCCAGGTAGTCCCAACCCTGGTAAATATAACAAATGAACCGTATACGGCTCCACTCGTGATGTTAACCTTTCTACCCCTGACACCAGCAACGATAACCTCACCATCATGGGATATTTGTAGCTGTTCAAACGCATAGTCCGTCGTCACCGCCGACGTTATAGTTAGTTGCTGTTGAAAGTCCCACGAGGTTCCATTTCTGACGAAGACAAAACCCGCCCCCGTGTATGAAGTGTCGCCGTACGCACCCATTACAGCATAGTTTCCATCACCGGAAATATCAACCCCCGTACCAAAGTAGTCCTGAAGGTTTCCATTAGGGTCTACCATGAGCGCTTGGTGGGTCCAAGTGGTATTAGACCTGATGTACATATGAGCATAACCGGTATTCGGATGATTACTGTCCACCGGGTAAGCCCCGAGGGGT